GCTTGTCGCGTTGTTCCGGGTTGCGCACCGCCTCATCATTTTCGATATCATCCAGCACCACCAAATCCGGGCGGTACGGGCCGTGGCGCAGACCGCGTAACTTCTTGCCGGAGCCTGCCACCGTCACCTTGATATTGTTACGGGTGACAATGGTGCCCATCTGCCAGGTGCGCCCCTGGCCACAAATATCCGGGTAGTCATTACACAGGCGCGGGTTGTATTCCAGTTCAGCCTTGATGGCTTCAAGCATCGGATACGCCTGATCAATACTGTCCATAATGATGACCGGATAACGTTTGATACCCCGGATAATGCACCAAAGGACAAACAACTGGCTGACCAGCGTCGATTTGGCTTCACCACGGGGTGCGGCAATGGCATCGCTTTCGGCCGCCGGACTGGCGACAATTTGCGGCAGGCGGGTAAACAGATAGTTATGCAACTGGCTGCGTGACGGGTGGCGCACATAGTGCGGGAAATAGGTCTGGACGAAGAAGCTATAGCCCTCAGCCGCATCGTCCACCTGTCGGCGGCGTTCGTCAGCCGCGTTCGCGTCCGCATCAAATCCCAGACATTCCGCCTCAATGGTCTGGCGCAGGCTGGTGATATAGTCCTGAAGCGAATCCCGGAAGTCTTTGAGGGAAAAATTTTTAGCCACGACAGCCTCTGTTAAAAATGGGACTCCTTTGATAACGTTTTGACTCCACTCAATACATTACAAAGGAACCCTTATGGAAAATGACAAACTCACTATTGAACAAAAACTTGAAATCGCCCGTTTAGCGACTGATCTAACAAAAACTTTTGTTGGTGCAAAAATACCTTTGGTTCATATAGCTAAACGCACTGAAAATTCAGGAAAATACGATCACTCTCAGTTTGCTATTTTTGATTACCTCTATGACCAGATAACCCAAAAAGTCACGAAGTAGCTATTTTTGCTCGAATACCTGAGAGACAAGGTATTTACCACTTAATAGCACGGATGCCAGATACAGCATTTCTGGCATCAAAGGGCTTTCACAAAGATCATCACCGTATTTCTCACGCAAGTACGTCACAATGTCATTAGCCACTGTTTGACGTAGTGTTATGCTGTTCATCTTCAGGTAAGGCTTATTTTCATCAGCCATAATCTCGCTCCAGTTCAGCCGCAAACGCTTCCAGTATTTCCAGAAAGGCCGCGTTATGTTGTGCATACTTGTCGTTAATAAACGCGCCCAGTTTCTGGACAATTTCCAGTGCGGTCGCCAGTTCGTTGGTTTCCGGTAAGATTTTCTTGCTGGCACTGGTGGCCTTATTGAACGCATCCGCCAGGCTCGCCAATAACTCTACCCGCTGCTGAGGCAGCATATCCGGCGTGGTGTTAAGCAGTTCCATCGTGGTCTGGCATTGCACCACCAGGCTCATCAGCACCGCGCGGCCGGCTTCTTCAATGCCGCCGCCTGCCATCGTCTGCGCAGCCCGCATTTTGTCCCAGTCGTCGCCGCGTTCCTGTGCCTCCCTCTTCCAGCGCCGGGCAGTAACGAATGCCACGCCGCACTGGGCGGCGGTGACTTCCAGCGATAACTGATTGAAGATATACATGCGGCGGAGTTTATCCCGCATCTCCTGCGGATAGGCCATCTCAGACACCCATTTTGGTACGTAACAACAACACGACTGTTGAAACCAGACAGCCCGCTATCGTGCCGGACACTGCCCCTGCAATCGCCCCGCGTCGCATCGCCCCATTGGTGGCATCTTCGCGGATGGCCTCCATCTGGTCATCAATATGATCCAGACGCTCATTTAACTCATTCAGGGCGCTTAACACCTGATTGTTCCCGTTACGGGGTTTCTTGCTCATAGTCTTTCTCTTTCTCAATCAGCATCGTTCAACAATTTTCTGACGTCCCAACTACTCATACTGGTATAAACCTCTACACCGGTATCCAAAAAGATAGCTGTACCGCTATTACCGTTGTAGTCAATGGGCTGAAAATGCGTAATACGTTCTAAAACAACGGTTGTGGGATACATCCGGCTACTGACACCATAGGGCGGAAAATCATAAGTTTCCATCGCTCACCTTATTGACATTGTGTTTTGATATAGTCCTGCAACCCCAGGATTATTTGTTCTGAGGTGGCAATTCGCTGTCTGAGTAACCAATAATTTCGGATAGCGGTGTCTGTAGGTCGGGCGGTGGTTGCATCATCCATGCTGGAGGGCTTGGCGACTTTAAGCACGGGACACTTGGCTTTGATGTACACCCGCTCAGGATGAGCAAGAGAAGCAGTGTGCAGCCTGTCGATTTCAGCGTTTGCATTGGCTAGCCTCTGTGTATGTTTAACGTCCAGTTCATGCAGCATGTCAATGTGCATGCTCTGGTTGTTGATGGTGTCGGTCAGTTGCTGGATTTGGGTTGTTTGACGGCCATTAACCTTTTTCTGTTCGGCATACTCAGCCCGATAATAGTGGCTCTTGAATGAGGCAACAGCGACAACAATAACCAGAACAAGGATGGTGTAGTGGGTTAATTTGAGTTTCATTTATCCAGCCCCCAACACGTCAGCGCCGCTTCCTGAGCACGCCGCTCAACCTGACCATAGCAGCCGTTCGCCTGACCCTGGGTTTTGCGACAATCACGGCCACCATCAAAAATCCAGCGCGGGATCTCCGCACAGGCCCCGCGTTTATCCCCGGCATTCAACTTGCGGTAGAACGTGGAAGAAAAGCACTTAGCGGGGCCGATGTTGTACGGGCAAAAGCTGGCAATGCCGGCCAGCTGCGGTTCGGTCAGTGGCACCCGTACATGGCGTTTTACCCAGTCAATGGCACGCTGGGCTTCAATCCGGTTTAATGCGTCGCACTGTTGAGCGGTCAGCGTCATACCCCGACGAACGGGGGCGCCCTGTACCCGCGTGATACCGCGACAAATCGTCCAGATGCCCCCCGCATCCTGATAGGCGGATAATCGGTTGCCTTCTTTCTCATCCAGAAATTGCCCCAGAATCATCTCAGCCCCGACACCGGCCAGAATGGCGGCGATAACTGCGGCGCTCAGACGGCTTTTCATCTCCATGACTAGACGTCCTTGGGCGAATGGGAAATAATTTCTGACAGCGTTTCCGGTGACGCGCTGCGCTCCAGAATGTGCTGCAATATTTGGGTGCGCTTTTTCTGCTCCCGCCGGTTCAGAAGATAGGTCAGTGTGCCCAGCAGGATGCTGGCAAATACGCCAATCAGAAAGCCCCATTCGTACAGGGATAACCCGGTAAAGAAGGCAATCAGCCCGGAAATACCGTAGGTGGCATGGGAATATTTATCATCAGTGGTCATCCCTGCGTGCCTCATGTCGCTGTTTAATCAATGAACGCAGTGTAGGGCAGGGAAAAAGAGGGAAGCATTTGAGGAGGTTCAGCAGGCCAATAACCTGCTGGATAGGTCATTTAGTGTGTCACAGGTGCGAGGAACATTTCAATCAAATAAACGGGATTGCGGCGCGTCCTCAGCCTCCTGCTCACTGATCAGCTTCCAGCCGATGCGATCACTAAAACCATACCGCGGACACAGCCGCGCCATCGCCTGACGGCGGGATAATCCGCCCTGACACAGTGCCGCCAGTTCTTTCAGGAAACGGGCATTGCGCAGGGCACGGAACGCCGCTTCACAACGGGGAATATAAAACGGCGCATCCCCTAAATAGCCCATCAGGGTATTGCACTCCTCATCGGTCAGTACTTCACGTAACAGGCGATACACGCCGCCGCTGCGTTCAGCCGCTTTGCCGGTTTTGGCGGACAGGGTCACGCCCCCAAAACGGCTAATCAGCCGGGCGGTGGCCGGATAGCCAATCACCTCTATCAATTGCAGGGCGGAATCCGGTAGCAGGGATTCCAGTTGCGCTAATTCGGTGTGTTCAATAATGATCTGCATCGCTTCCCCAAAAAACAAAACACCTGCCAAAAAATGGAAGGTGTTCAGTATTTCAGGTTTTGCGGCATTAGACAGGTTGAAGGGGTTCAGTGGTTAGATATCATTATTATATTTTTGATTTGATAATGCTTTGTACTCAGTTGAATAGTTTGGGTCAGTGTAACTTAGAAGAGCTATATCTGAGCCATTTATTTTTTTTACTGAAATAATGATTGTATTTTTATCGAACATGATATCTATTGGCTCACCTGTTATTGTTGAGCGTTTGATATCTTCTTCACTAGATTGGAAAGAAGGTGAACCATATTTTGCTTCCAAAGAATTGGTTAACAACCCAATATTAGGATTTATTTGAATAATCAATCTCTTAAATTCACCCTTTATAAAGGAAAAGTAGGCTAATGTCTTTTTTCCGGCAAAATCAAAATCATCACAGCGATAATTTGTTACTCCTTTGACATCACTGCCACTTATGACGATTGTGCATAATTTGGAATTAATCACATCATCAATAGATGAACCAAATTTAACACCTTTATAACCATCCACAGCCCAAGAACTCAGTGATAACGTTGATAGCATCAGCCCCAGTAAAACTCTTTTCATTTTCATCACCTCCGTTTAAAACAAATCACATTGATGATTAAGCGTACCAGAATGTTTGTAACGCGATAAGAGTGACCACGCATGTCTATCACTAAAACCAAATATAGGACACAGTTTGGAAAGTGCCATCAATGCCGAATCCCCCTCAGTGAGCAACTGGTTGAATTCCGACAAAAACCGCTGGTTACGCCATTCCCGCATGGCGGCGGCCGCATTAGGGATATATAACTCTGTCCCCGCAAAATGTTTTGACAGGCAGGCCGCAGCATCAGCCCCAATCGCCGCAATCAGCATCGTCTGTCTATGTTGACCCCGTGGGTGTTTTCCACGACCAAACGGGAATGTAGTACCACCGAACACTTCAATTAATTTTAACGTCGCTGGATAGCCAATCAATGAGGCAATATGCCGGAGCGACTCCGGCAATAATTGTTGAACCTGATCCAGTGTGACTATTTCTGTTTTTGCAGCCATTCTGCCCCACCCTGAAGGGTTGAAACATCAACGCCCATCCTTTTCATCTGCTGGAAATAGGCGTCACGACTGTCTGAACCTGATACCTGCTGTTTTTCCCGTGCACTGATATTACTGCCCTGGGCAAATAGCTGTTCTGAGGACTGGTAGACGGTTTTCAGATAGTTGTGGTTAGAGAACGGCTTAACGTCTCCCTGTGCCCGTTTTTCCCGAATGCGCTCGACAGTTTCACTGAGGGCGTGGGTCAGTACCCGATTAGCGGGGTATATCGCCAGCACCTCTTCCGCCAGTTTTAGTGCCCGGCTGTTGGACAGGTTATTTTTTCCCCGACGAAACAGTCCGATATAGTTCACTAAATGGCGGGCACAACCACCGGGCAATTCCGCCATTTTTGCCAGTAACTGGCGGGCGGCATCATCTTCGAAGATAGCATCCAAATGAAAATCAGAGTGGCAGACAGGGCAACGGCCAATCTTCATAGCAATTTCTCCATGATGTAGGCATCACACACCGCGTCATAGCCCCGCCGTTCCGGCAGGTGCTGACCTCGCACGTGCATAACGCCCAACATTAGCCGACTGTGCCACTGTTTCAGGGACTCCAAAACCTGACAGGCCAGTGATTCATCCAACCAGCCTACTTCGGCTACGCCTTTGCCGCCGTTAATTTTGGCGGTCTGGCGCTGCACAAAGGCGTTCAGGGCGGTTTCAGAACCATCGATAACGAACTTTTGCTGGTGCATGGTGATCCAGATGGCGCGGATTTTGCCGATTTCCGGCACACGGGGTTGCCCGTTTAAATTGGGTTTAACCCGCTGTTGAGTGCGGTTTAAACGCCGTTTAAAGCCACGGGCAACAAACGCACTGTACGCCACTTTCAGCTCGGTGTAGGTCATCTTCCCACAGGAGTTTTTGCCTGTGGCAGCCAGCAGTGCAGAACGGTAGGTTGCGTCATCCAGTTGCAGCTTGTTTTTGGCAATATGGATTAAGCGGATCAGTTGTTGATGGGTCATCTCAGTTACCTCCACAGAGATTGCGCTCTGGAGTTTCAGGTTGTTCAAATGCCGCACAGATAGTATTGGCTGCGGTAATGATGGTATTTAACTGTTCCTGATTGATGGTAATGCCAGGCTGTTGATTACCCAGTTCTGTTGCAATGGCTGCAACCAGTGAAATTTGTTGAAGTTTACTCATCAGAACCTCCAACCCCACAAGTACAGGTTCCGAACAGTGTATAAGTGAGTTTTGATGGAGCACCTGCCGGACTGACATCATCCCTGTCCAGACAGTATTGTTTCTTGCCATAGCTCACGGTGAGTTGCTCTCCTTGTATTTGCTGGATGTTGCCCTTTACCGTTTTATAGTTGAATTTAAGCTGGTTTCGGTACTGACGCTGGGTAACGAAAGTAAAGGTCACTCGGTCGCCCACGGATAACGCGGAACGATCAACTGGTTTGAATTTTTCGCACACCGGACATTGGTAACGTGGATTCATAACTTCCTCATTAATTTGGCTGAATTTTGGCGTAAGCCAACCCCTGGCTGATTTACGCCATATTTAAAAATTATTAATTTTCAGTTTGTTACATTAAATCGATGTTAAATGTTCAATTCGGACTAAATAGGGTTCGGTGCTGATTTCCACCACCGTCATCGTGGTTAAGTCCTGTGCTGGTTCAATCGTTCTGACTAACTGACCGCCGCGTAAAAATTTATTGGGTTGATAAATAAAGCTACGGCCAATGGGATAATGCTGGTTAAACTGCTGCGCTTTCATCCGGCTTTCCCCATTCCCTAGTGGCGGCGTTTTGACAAAACTCGCTGCGCCGTTCCGCCCAGACGCGTGCCATTGCGCTGTGGGCATGATGCGCGGCAACGGATGAGTAGGCAGCATAGTGATTGTATCCGGCCATCTCACACCCCCGCGATATCTAACGCTATTGGCTGGTATCGGTCAGTATCACCAATACGTTCATAGACTCGCAGATAGGATTTGCTGCCTACCACCTGCAACGCCTCGCCAATCGCCACCATTGCCTGTACCCAGCGCTCATCCTCAATACCCAGACGACGCAGGGCCAGCACGCGACCGGTATTAATATCGCCTTCCTTATCGGTGATAAATGCTTGATTGATCAGGGTCTGAATTTCAGGCCGTGCGTCGACTGTCCAGTCGGCCAGACATTCATCTATCAGTGCCTTAGCCGCCTGCAAACGTTCATCAAAAGCAATCCGGTCCTGCATGGCGCGCTGGATTTTGAAACGGCCATCGTAGGAATAGAGGGTAACGTTCCCTTTCTTGCCGCCTTTGACGGAACCATATTTCTCGGCAGAGAGATCGACAAACGCCTGAATATCGGCAAAAGCGCGTAATTTCAGCTCCTCCAGAGCCTCATTGACTTTGAAAGCAAATTGTACAAGTTCTCCGACCAGCGCATCACGCTCAAAGTCGATTTCCTTGATGATTTCCACCGGCGTCAGCACGCCTTTCGCATCGATCCAATAACCGTCAGGTGCGGATATTGTGGTGAATTGTTTTGATTTTATTGACATTATTTTACCTTTTCAAAATATTAGATTTAATGGTTAGTGAAGATTATGCTGTGTGGCGGCCTGATGGATCACCAGACCACTTTCGCTATGGTTCTTAAGCAGTTCACCAATCGCACTGTACAAACTTTCGGCGGCCCGATATTCCTGGTGGGTGAATTCCCCGGCAACGGCCGCCCCGGCTTGCAGTTCATGCCGTAATTCCCCTGACTCACTGGTGATTAAGATTTCAATTTTTACTGCCATATTGCGCCCCTTAATGTAAAGATTCCGACCAATAAACCTGACAACCATCCTGATTAAAAACCCCTTGCTTCAATGGCCCTTGCCGCCCCTTACCAAAATGCAGATACGCCGCCTGACCATCACGGATCAACTGCTCACAATAGGCGTGACGGGCAATGTGGATACGGGGCCTGTTATCCCGCATCATCACACTGAGCACGGTGATGCCCCGCTCAGATAATGCGGTGACCACCGATTCCGCCTGAATCAGGGCAGACAACAATTGGTTATTCCGGGTATTCAACTCGATTACCATGTGTACCTCATTAATTAATCAGCATTTTTGAGAATTCATTAATCATGCCGACATCAACAGGCTGACCGCTCAACTGACTGGCTCGGGAAACACCGCGCAGGTATTTGAACAACCGTCTGGCGTTCCCCTTACAGGCCGTAAACAACGCCTGGCGGATATCATCCCCCTCAATCTCAGGCAGCAGGCTGCGGGCGATTTCCTGAATATCCGCGTCTGGCAGGCTGTCCCCCATAGGCAGGGCAAAACCGACGCGGCTATAGAGCTGTTTGTACTCGCCGCGTTTCCCTTTCAGGTTGAGAATTAAGCGCGGCATACCCGCCAGAACGATGCCGACACCGGATTTATCATGGATACGGCGCAGGGTTTCCAGTGCGCGGTAAGGCAGGTTCTCCGCTTCATACCACCAGAATAATCCGCCCCGAACCGCGCAAAGCTGTAATGCACGCTTCACTCATTTCGTGCAGGTTGCCGCGGCGATTAACCCCCAGACGGTTGCAAAGCTCCTCCAGTATCACGCGGGCGGTATAGCCGGGATCGGCCTCAATCAAAATGGCATCGCTCTGTTGTCTGGCATATTCCCGCATGACCATCGTTTTCCCCATCCCTGCATCGCCATAGATAACGTTGATTTCGCCGTCCATATGGGCGAGGCGGCAGACTTCCAAACCTTTACGAGCGGTATACGTTGCAATGAAGGCGGGTTTCAGGTGACGTACCTTTTCCCGGTCACGTTCGCGGCGGATAAACTGTTCCAGCTGGGTTTCCAGTGTGGCGGTATTGCCCACGTATTTACCCTGTAGATACTGGTT